CCATTTCTTTTATAAGCTTCATTTCATCGTACGGATGTTTATGGTGAATCCACTTTTTCAAAACATCCTGCACCTCTCCACTTTCCCCACCTAAACCCATTGAATAGTTACACAACATTAACTGAAATTCCTCAATCGTTCCTGTTACTGGAACACCCATTGTCCTCTTACTTAATTTCTGAAACTCTTTAATTTCCATTACACTAACTTCCTTTCTTTATTAGGATTATAATCATTTTTCTTTCTTCCAACAGGAACTTTTCCTACTTCAATTGTACATGCATCCTCTACACTCCAATGATGTTCTCGTATCCTAGCATTCACCAACGAACTATTTAATCCATTTTCTTTAGCAATTTCTAACCATTGTCTTGTCAACCCATTTTTATTAACCAATTCTCTTGTTTGATGTGTAGTATTAGGAACACCATATCTTTGCTTTATCTTTCTCAAAGTATTAGGATGAATATGCATTTCAAAAGCAATCTCTTTTTCCTTCAAATGTTTAGCCTTCAATTCATCATATTTTTCCTTAAACTCACTATAACTATAACTACATGCCATGTTCATTACCTACTTTATTGTAAATTCAGTGTCAACCAACACTGTTCCACCACTAACGTGTTTAGGTAAGTTTTTTCCGAAACTTCTAAACCCGATTTCAAAGTTTTCAAAAGTCACTTTTTCTTTAATTTTATCAGGCATTCCTGCACACTTCACATTAAGAATCGTGGTTGTCGCTTCTTCCATATCACATTCTACTAATTTAGTGACACCATCTTTCACGACTTCTTTCGCATACACATCTTCAACATAAGTTTTCTGCCTAATAAACTTCGCTCTTTTAAACGTACTTTCATGTTTCCAATAACCCAATTTATCTGGGTCAACAATATCCTTAATAGCATCAGGAATTTCTGTTCCACAGATATGTATGGAATCTGTATCACAATAAATTATCCTATCGAAACACTTTTGTGCTGTTGTTATCGTGGTATATCTTGCCCATGCTGTAATGAATGCGCCCATTGGGGTATATATTGGGTCTTTAAAATCCTCTGCAACTTCTGCACCTTTCGGACGATTTTCAAAATCAATACTTACCTCCCCGTCTTCATCATAGAAAGGTAGTGCATACCCACAACTTCCATCAGCTTTCAAATAAGGTACTTTTCCGGTCACATTTGGGTTACTAGCAAATTTTCCATAAAGTGAATTCAACATAAGCTTGGCTAATGCCTTAATCGCTCCTTCATTATGTGTCTTGACATACATCCATTTATCAATGAACCCTTTAAACAAACCTGTCATGCTCTTGAATTTCCACCCATTTGCATACACTTCATCATACACATTGTAATGCTCGAAAAACAATTCCAAATCTACACTCGTTAAATGCAATTCTACTCTTTCACCATTGCTACTTTTCAGATACTCATTTTCTTTATAGAAGTAATTCCCTTTTATCTGAATTGTTGGGATATATCCTTCCTTCAATTCAAACTCACATTCTATACATTGTATCCACAAATCATATTCTTCATCATATTCATACTTACCTTCAAACCATACAGGATGGCCATACGGTAGCTTTCTATAATACATTTGTGAAGGGTATAAACTGTTCACATCAAAAACCATTCCATGTCTTATAACTTTACCTTGAAATGTTTCGTTAACCCAAGTAAAACCACCTTTATAAGCTTTGCGTAATTTCTTATCGAATTCCTTATCAAAAACAGGAAACAATCTCTTAAAATAATCAGTCGAAACATCAGCCTTAAAACCTGACAAACTATCACTACCATTTGTCATTTTTGTTAAGCCCTGATTAAACTGAATATTTAAAGCTTCTGCAACAATCTCAATATCGTTCTTTATATACTTAAACTCTTCATCAGTTATTTCATGCCCAACAGGACGAAAAGTGTGATAATCAATGTCACCTTTTTCAACGTTTAATTTGAAGTCTTTTGCTATCTTCTTAACGGGGAACGGAAGCTTCTTCAAACTATCGTAAATAACAGTATGTAATTTCTTCCTACCTTTAAACCCGTAACAGATATCAATTAAGTACCATTGACCTTGTGATGAAATTGTAGCCTTAAATGTCTTTGGTTCTTGTTCCGTAGAAAACTTAAAACCATGTTTCAATAGCCAATTGATTATAAAGTCTCCATCAAACCGCAAATTGTGAAAATATAAATCACTTTTTGTCTTCTCACACCATTCCATAAAAACGTCAAGACTGTTACCTATTTTGAAGTTTTTAGTCTTACCAATTTCCATCCATCCATAAGCCCACACTCTACAATCATTTGGGTCAGTGGTAGTTTCGAAGTCACAGCTAAATTGTTTTCGTCCCATTTACACCTCCTTCCTTTCTATTCTAAAAACCCTTTAAATCCATGTTTTCATCACCAAGAAAGTAGGCTTCCAAATAGGACTCAACTTTATTCAAATCTTCATTCTCACTTCTGATAATCCCGTGAGCTAAGTAATAATGGTCAATATTCAATGCGTCATATTTTGCACTCATATCAAACAAATCTCCTGCATCCAATTGGTCAATCAATTTTAATACATAATCAGCATCAGAATTGAACGCTTTTTGTATAACAGTTTTAAAGTTGTCTTTATAAATGCCGTTTCTCCATGTATAATATTCCGCATCATTGGCACGTCTTTCCATCGTTTCAAGCTTGTTTAAAAGTCGTCTTACATCCTTTTCTTTTGTGAAGTCAAACTCAAATGGAACTTTGATTCCATTATAAGTAGGTGTTCCTGTTTGGTAAGAACGTTCCGCCATTGTCGAACGACCTTCCGCAATTGCAATATCCTGTTTTGATGCTATTAATCTTTCGGCATTTTTACGTTCAATCACGTTATTTTTGTAAGCACGATTTAGCGCTTGTTCAGTCATTACAACCCCACTATCATTCTTGGCGAACTGAAAACGTTTTGCACTTCTATTCGTAAAATCCTTACCTCTTTCAACAAAAGCTTTGAACGCTTCCCATGACTTAATATCCTTTAATTTTGGTACACCTCTTGTGTAAGGTGTATTCAACAAATATTCTAAAGGAACTTTGTCATACAAAACTTTACCTTCTTTGTTCTCAATAGCTACGATAGATTCCGAACCTTTAGTGTTCTTAGTATAACGCAACTTATTCATAACATTTCTTCTTACCCTATTAAACTCATCTTTTTGGTGTTGGGCTATTGATTTAATAGGTGTTTCTTTTGTTGCTCTAGTTTGATTCTTTTTTCTCTGCCTCTTGTTCGCCAATTATCCTCACCCACAATGGAGACTGTCTATCAGTCATTTTTCTTAATGCATATTTATACACGTCATTGAAGTTTACACCTGCACGTCCTATTCTTACATGGAAGCCACGTTTTTCAACTTCCTGATAAAACAGAACATCAGCGATTGTGTCAGTGTTAAAATCCACATTAATTATGTTACTGAATTTCTTCTTAAATTTAATTCTGCTTCCCTTGTAACCTATCAAGAATTTTTTCAAATACAATTCACTAGAGAAGTGGAACGTGATTTCCTGATTAGAAACCACGTATTCACTCTCTCTTAAGTTGTGATAAATTCCCCTTCTCGTAGCAGGCATTTATTTATCCCCTCTTTTGGTAGCCTTTCTTAGCACCCTTTTTAGGCTCTTCTTTTTCTTCTTTTTTAGATTCAAGGAAAGTGAATGATTCGAGTACAACTTCTGTTACATAAACACGTCTTTCATCCGTATCATAGAAACGAGTTTGCAGTCTACCTTCAACTCCAATTAATGAACCTTTATCAAGGTGGTTAGCCATTGTTTCGGCTGATTGATTCCAAACGACACATTGAACAAAATCTGCTTCGGGTTGACCTTCTGTCTTAAATTTACGATTCACAGCAAGGGTAAAGTTTGCAACAGCATTTCCATTTGGTGTATATCTCAATTCTACTGCATTTGTTAAACGTCCTGTTAATACAACATTGTTAATCATTATAATTTCCTCTTTTCAATTAGTAGTTTATTACATAGAATAGGCACTTGTTTTTCCAATTTATAAGTTTTATTATTTAACGCATAATTACGATTCAATTTACAACTATTTACGGGCTTTACCGCTATTGCTTGATATGTAACAAAATTTCTCCACCCATCAGTAACACTAAGTCTATCCTTAGTTCTGATTCCCTCAAAGAGCCCGCCCATCAAAACATTAACCTTTAATTATTTCTTCTTCTGTATCGCCATCAACTTCTGTTACATCTTCTTTTAATTCTTTAATCTTAGCAATTTGGATGAATTCCTCAACAGGCATTTCATAAGTTACTGTATCAGCAACAACTTCAAATACTGTAACACCTGCACCAAAGTTTTTAACAACATATTTTTGAGCTTTTTCTAAATCAACATTCCCTAAAAGAATGATATCGTCAAGTGGTTTAGCTACTGGAACACCTTTCTCCACAATCATTTGTGCAACTTTCACAGTTGTTGAAGTAACATCTTTTGTCATCATTTTACGCATTTCTATTTTCCTCCTAAATTAGTAAATTATTATTTTGTCGAAGTAACTCGACTACATTTATTATTCTACCATTCTATTGTACAAAAGTAAACCCATTATATTAAAAAAGTACATCTTTTTTAAAAAATATTTCAATTTTCGACAATGTGCTTCGACCCTCCCCCGCCTTGGCAATGTACAAAAGGGCTGCCTAATGTCGATTTTTGTACAAATTATGGAAATAGTGACGTGTTTCTTCTATTATATAGAGTTTTAAAATGGTAAAATAATAGAGTAGGATAATTTATTGGAAAGGACGGTTTTTATGCCATTATTAAATAGAGAAGAACATGAAGGACTTTTAAATGAGTTGTTGGATGCTGAACTACCTGTGAGTAGAAAAACCGAAATACTTCAACGTTTAAGAGTTGATAACACAGAAGGTCATGAAGACTATAACAAACTAACTGAATCGAACACAAAATTGAAGTCGGACAATGATGATTTATTGTTATCGAATTCAAAACTTTTTAGGCAACTAGATATTCCTAAAACAGAAGAAGGAAAAAAGGAAAAAGAAGCTAAGACTTTTTCTGAAACAATAACAATTGAAGATTTAGAAAAACTATAAGGTAAAAGGACTGATTAAATGCGTATTACTATTAACGATATTCAAACATCTTTGAATATGAACCAAACTTATGATATCGCTAATGCGATTCATAACAGTGCGTCAGGATTATTCCAACAATATGTTCCACTAGCTAACGCTGATAATGTTAACGCTTATGGTGCAGGTATTCTAGTTAACCAAGCAGTGCAGAACGAATTCATCACAAACTTGGTTGATAGAATTGGTCTTGTCGTGGTTCGTAAAATTCACCTATCCAACCCATTGAAAAAATTCAAAAAAGGTAAAATGCCTTATGGACGTACTATTGAAGAAATTTTCACTGACATTACCCAAGGTCAAAAATATGACCCTTATGATGCAGAAAATACACTCTTCAAACGTACCATTCCAAACGTAAAAACACTGTATCACGAACGTAACCGCCAAGACCGTTACGATGCAACCATCATGGACGAAGCACTAAAAACTGCTTTTACTAGTTGGAATGCATTTGGTGATTTTGTGTCTGGTATTGTTAACGCTCTTTACAATTCAGCAGAAGTTGAAGAATACAAATACATGAGAATGTTAATTGACAACTACTATTCTAGAGGATATTTCACTGTCATTCCTGTTTCTCCTGTTGTTGACGCAACTTCAGCAAAAGCGTTCATCAAAAAAGTTCGTGCTACTGTTACAAAAATGACTCTTCCAATGGGTTCACGAGACTGGAACAGTTTAGCTGTTCATACTGTGTCTGACCCTAGAGACTTACATTTGTTCATTAGTGCAGACTTAGAAGCAGAAGTTGACGTTGACGTTTTAGCATCAGCTTTCAATCTTGATAAAACGACTTTTCTTGCAAACAGAACTGTCATTGATGGTTTTGCATCAATTGGTCTAGATGCTGTTTTAGTAGATAAGTCATTTTTCCAAGTTTACGACAACGAATTAAAGCTTGAAACTGTGCGTAATAGTAAAGGTCTTTACTGGAACACTTTCTATCACGTTTGGCAGACACTTTCTGTATCTCGTTTTGCTAACGCTGTTGCATTTGCTGAAAGTGGCGTTCCTGCTGTTACTAACGTTGTTGTTTCTCCTTCTATTGCAAGTTTGAAAGCAGGTGCAACTTTTGCGTTTGCAGGATATGTTCGTGCTACAGATGGAAATACTCATGCATTAACGTGGTCTGTTGCCGCTTCTACAGCAAGTACAACTTTACAGGCAGGAACTACTATTGATGCAAACGGAAACTTGACTGTGGCATCTAACCAAACAGGTGAACTGTTAGTTACTGCAAAATCTGTTGGAACAGGTGTTGATATTGATGGGGCAGGACCTGATACAACAGACGTTATCGGTACTTCCATTGTAACTATTGTTCCTTCTTATTAATAAGGAGTGATTCAATTGACTATGCCACTATCGGGAACGAACATTCGATTATATTCGGATGTTCCTTTCCAAAGTGATTACAAACATACTAGGTGGTTCGACGATATTAACTCTCAAACTGCTTGGTTTCAAGCTAAATATTTGGTTCATTCAGTAGACCAAAATAATGTTTTCTTTAATGTAGATAGCAGTGGTTCTGTATATATTCCAATTAACAGACCAATTGACCAATTATATCTTGCGTCATATTTAGCATTTCAAAATGAAGCGTATAATAGTAAGTGGTTTTATGCGTTTGTTGAGCGACTTGAATATGTACAAAGAAATACAACAAATGTACACATAAAACTTGATGTATTACAAACATGGATGTTTGATATGAATTTCAAACCATCTTATGTGGTTCGTGAACATTGTCCATTATGGAATCCTGATGGTTCACCCGTTGTTAATACAGTGGATGAAGGTTTGAATTATGGCACTGAATATGACATGGTAGACGTGGAAAATATTCAACCAAATGGCGGTTATAAATGGCTCGTGATTTTGGCAAAGAATACAATGCATAATGGGAGTACTGGAAAAGTTACTCCAAGTGTTGTAGGAACACCTACTCCTCTTGCTGTTTATTTGTTGCCATTTATGGATGATGATACTGTACCACAATTGATTGATACTACTGGAGCAGGAATTGTACTTTCTAAACCGTCACAAGTTTTATTGAATTTGTATTCAGATACTAATGCTGTTGGTAATATCGTTTCTCTTTATATTACTGACTACACAGGAATTAAATGTACTTTTGCATCAAATACATTAACTCTTGACTCATCAAACCAAGTCATTGGCGCTCAAATAAAAGATGCTAACAACCCTTCAAATTTCTTTAACTGCTTGTATGTGCAAAAATGTAAAAATTTTGTTCCACAAGATTACACAGTTAATGGAGTATGGCAGAACTATAAACCTGTTACTGAAAGTAAACTATTAATGTATCCATATACTCAATTAGTTTTAGATGATTTTAAAGGCAATAGAGTAGTTTATAAAAATGAATACATTGGTAACTCAAATATTGTACTTAATTTAAAAGGTTCGATGGGAGTTAGTAACAAAACGTCATATTCCATTGCTGATTATAACATTGGTTTAAGTGGATTAAGACCAATTGTTGAAGATGAAAAAGGGTTGATAAATAGTGAACCGAATGATGTTCCTATTATTGATAATAACTTATCAGCTTTTATACAAGGTCATAAGAACACTATTAATAATCAAAAATCAAGCATATATTGGAATGCAGGATTTGATGCTGTTGGCGGTGCAGTTGGGG